ATTTAAGAGTATTAAATTTATCGACTTATACAAGTCCTAAAATAAAGGAAACAAAGACAGATAATTTTGTTTCTTATGGAGAGGACAACAATTACTTTCAGTTTTTAATTGATAGATATAACGGTAGTGCAACAAACAATGCTATTATAAACGGAATGTCTGAAATGATTTTCGGAAGGGGTTTAGATGCAACAGATAGCAATAGAAAGCCAGATGCATACGCTCAAATGATTACCTTATTTCACGATGATTGTGTAAGAAGATTGTCAAGTGATTTAAAACTAATGGGACAATGTGCTATGCAAGTAATCTATTCTAAAGACAGAAAAACTATTGCAAGGGTTGAACATATACCAGTACAAACATTACGAGCAGAGAAGTGTAATGAAAAAGGAGAGATAGAAGCGTATTATATGCACCCAGATTGGGAGAACTATAAAAAGAATGATACTTTACAGAGAATTGAAGCATTTGGTTATGGTAAAGAAGCAATACAGATATATTACGTAAAACCTTACAAGGCAGGATATAAATATTATTCTCCGGTAGATTATCAAGGTGGTTTACAATATGCAGAGTTAGAAGAAGAAATATCTAACTATCATATCAATAACATTATGAACGGATTAGCACCAAGTATGTTAATCAATTTCAATAATGGAACACCAGACCCAGAGCAAAGACAATTAATAGAGAACAGAATATATCAAAAGTTTAGCGGTAGTTCTAATAGTGGTAAGTTTATTTTATCTTTTAATGATGATGCAAATACTGCTGCAAGTATAGAACCAATACAATTAAGTGATGCGCATAACCAATATCAATTTCTTTCTGATGAAAGTATGCGTAAAATTATGGTAGCACACAGAGTTGTTTCTCCTATGTTATTAGGAGTAAAGGATTCAAGTGGTTTAGGTAACAATGCAGAAGAATTAAAGACTGCAAGTTTATTAATGGATAACACAGTTATTAGACCATTTCAGACACTTTTAATAAATGCCTTTGATGATATACTAGCTTACAATGATATTAGCTTAAACCTTTATTTTAAGACATTACAACCTTTAGAATTTAAAGAGTTAGATAATGTAGTAGATGAGGAAACAAGAGAAGAAGAAACTGGAGTTAAGTTATCAAAAGAAAACGAGGGTTTTAATGATGATGAAATGCTTGATGCTTTAGATGGTGAGGATATATCTGATGAGTGGGAACTTGTAGAAAAAAGAGAATATTCAGAAGAAAATGAAAGCACAGAGGATTGGGCAAGTAAATTAATAAAGGAAAAGAAAACTGGTTTGCAAAAATTAGCTGACTTTATAAAATCTAAACCAAATGACAAAAGTAAATTAGATAAAAGTTATTATAAAATAAGGTATGAATATGCTGAAAAATATAGTAGTGGTAATTCAAGAAACTTTTGTAAAACAATGATGGGAAGAACATCAAAAGGTGTTGTATATAGAAAAGAAGATATTGACCAGGCAAGTTTTAGCGGTGTAAATAAATCTTTTGGTCATAAAGGAAATAACTATTCACTTTTTAAATTTAAAGGCGGTGTTAATTGTGGCCATTATTGGTCTGAAAACCTTTATAGGTTAAAATCTAAAACAGAAAAATACATCTCAAAAGGTAAAGAAGTTGATAGTATTCCACAAAGCTACACACCAAAAGGAGAAGAATATAATAAGGCAGAAATAGCACCAAAGGATATGCCTAACAACGGACATCACCCAAATTATAAAGGATAAAATATGGCAACCGCATTATTTATAAGTAGAACGGATTTAGTAAAGAATAGTATTCTTGATGGGAATGTAGATACTGACAAGTTTATACAATTCATTAAGATTGCACAACAGATAGATATACAGAATTATTTAGGAACTGATTTATATAATAAGATTAGTGCTGATATTATTGCAGATAATTTAAGCGGTAACTATTTATCTTTAGTTAATGATTATATTCAACCTATGTTGATTCATTACGCAATGATGCAGTATTTACCTTTTGCAGCATATCAGATAAAAAACGGAGGTATAAGTAAACATACATCAGAGAACGCAGAAAGTGTTTCTAAAGATGAGGTTGATTATTTGGTAAACAAAGAAAGAAACTTTGCAGAGTATTATACAAGAAGGTTTATAGATTATATTTCTTTTCACGAAGATAGCTTCCCAGAGTACAACAGTAATACAAACGAGGATATAAGTCCAGATACTAACGATTTATTTAACGGATGGATACTATAATTAGAGCAACATACAAACCAAAGCAAACAAACATTGTTAAATTAAAGAAGTATTTAACTAAAAAAGAGAAAAATGGCAAACGAGATATACGATAGTACTTGGTGGGGTAACACAATACAAACTGCATCTTCAATAGGTACATCAACAGAGATGATACAAGGTCAGTTTAATCTTACGAAGATAGGAGATGAAGAGGTTACTAATGGAGATTTTGCTACTGATAGTGATTGGATAAAAGGAACTGGTTGGTCTATAAGTGGCGGTAAAGCTAATTGCGATGGTTCTGATGGTGTTAATTTAAATCAAAATGGTGTTATAGAAAATGGCAAAACATATAAAATATTATTTGAAGTATTAAACTATGTAGGTGGTTTTTTAAATGGTAGGATAGGTTCTGCTAATAGTAATGACTTTACCGTAAGTTCAAATGGTAGATACAGTTTTAATGTGTTATCTGATGGAACTAATTTAATATTTAGAAGTTCAAGTTTTACTGGCTCAATAGACAACGTATCAGTAAAAGAAGTAAGAGCAACAACAGTTGAAGCAAGTAAGTGTTTAGCAGACGCAATTCATAGAATAGGAATACAAGATATACAAAATTAAAAAAAATGGCAAAAGTACTTTATGCACACAGAAAGGAAACCGATGGAAGCATTTTTTATGTAGGTATAGGTACTGAAAAAAGACCATATACAAATAAAAGTAGAAATGATTATTGGCATAATACAGTTAATAAATATGGATATTATGTAGATGTTTTGTCAAAAGAATTAAGTATTGAAGATGCTTTAGAGTTAGAGGAGTTTGTGATTTGTGAACTTGGTAGAAAAGATTTAGGTAATGGTAATTTAGTTAATCTAAATAATGGAGGAAAAGGAAATCTACAAGTTAGTGATTTGACAAAGAAAAAAATGTCTAAATCTGCAATGGGAAGAACTGCTTGGAATAAAGGTTTGCCAATGAGTGAAGAGCAAAAAGCAAAATTAAGTAAAATTAGAGAGGGCGTTACATCTCCAAGAAAAGGTGTTAAAATAACAGAAGAAACAAGAGAAAAAATAAGAAAAGCTAATTTAGGTGGTAAAAGTTCATCTGCTAAAGCGGTTTATAACACGGAAACAAATGAAACTTTTGAAACTATTAAACAAGCTGCTAAATCTATAAATATAAATTATAGAACTTTATCATCTATGCTTAATGGAAGTAGAAAAAATAAAACTAATTTAAAATTTAAAAAATAATGGCAAAACCAAAACTTTGTTTAATACCAGCTGCTCAAGGAAGCAAGTTTTATTCCGTACTACCATCAAGTGGTGTAGGGGATTTTACATTTTCACGTAGTGGTTCAGCAACGAGAATAAACTCACAAGGACTGATAGAAACAGTTGGAAACGGTGTTTCAAGATTAAACTATCCAATGATTGATGGTATTGTAAAAGGATGTCCACATCACATTTTAGAACCACAGAGATTGCAGCAAATACAGTATTCAGAAGATTTTAGTCAATCGTATTGGACTAAATCAGAAGTTTCAGTAAATCCAAATAATGTTATTTCTCCAAATGGAACTTTAAATGCTGATGCAATAATTGAAAGCACTACATCAAATGCATATCATAGAGTGTTACCAACCACACCAATTTCTGGGACTGGTGGGACTAATTATTCTTGTAGTGTTTATGTAAAGAAAAAAGGAGATACAAGACATATTTATTGGCTTATACAAAAAGGTGCTGATGCTTTTTATGTTCATATTGATATGACAAACTATGTAGTTGGTGATTCAAACAGTTCTGGTTCTGGAAATCTTGTTGATGCTTCAATAACTCCAGTCGGTAATGATTGGTATAGAATATCTATAAACGGTATTGTTTCAAGTGTAGGTGGAGATTATTACAATCAAATATATTTAAACAAGCAACTTGGTAGTGGCTTTATTCCAACGCAATATACTGGCGATGGAACAAGTGGATTATATTTATGGGGTTGGCAGTTAGAACAAGGTTCTTATCCAACTTCATATATTCCCAACTACGGAACTGCTTTAGGTATTACTCGTTCAGCAGAAACTGCTACTGGTTCTGGAGATGCAGCTACGTTTAATGATTTAGAAGGTGTTTTGATGGCAGAGATAAGTGCGTTGGCTAATGATGCCGATACTTTAAGATGGATTAATTTAAGTAATGGAGTGACTTCTAATAGAGTTGCTTTTTATTATCGTCCAGATATAAATCAACTCACTTATTTAATAACATCTAATGGTGCTGCACAAGTTTTTTCAACTGTAACGCTTTCATCTGCATCTTCATTTAATAAGATAGCTGCTAAATACAAGCAAAACGATTTTAGTTTATGGATAAATGGATATGAATTAATAACAGATACAAGTGGAAATGTACCAGTAGGTTTAAATGAATTATCTTTTGATAACGCAGTTGGTGGAGACAATTTCTACGGAAAAACAAAACAAATACAATACTACGATACAGCACTAACAGATAGCGAATTAGAACAACTAACGTCTTGGGTATCTTTTCAAGATATGGCACAAGCACAATTATATTCAATACAATAGATATGGCAAATACATTAAATTTAGGAGATGGAAATTGGGCAACTAAAGAGGATTCTTTGTTAGCTTACAATTCAGAAAATAATAATTACAAGCCATTACCTTTTGATTTTAGTAGAGGAAGTTCTGCTACAAGAGTAAACAAAGATGGTTTAATCGAAACAGTTGGTAGTGGACAACCAAGAATAGATTACAAGGATGATAGTAAAGGTGCTTTGTTGTTAGAGCCAACGAGGACAAATTTGATAACTTATAGTGAGGATTTTAGTCAATCGTATTGGGTTAAAACAGGTGCAAGTGTAACAAGTGGTTTTACTTCTCCAGATGGAAGTTTAAGTGCAGATTTATTTAATATAAACAATCCAAGCGGAGAAGATATAGTTAGTAAAACATTTAGCTTTATTAGTGGAGTTAAAACTAATATTAGCATTTTTGTAAAAGATAATGATTTTAGTAATCAATTAATTTTAGGAATAAGTTCAAATTTAGCTACTATAACTTATGATTTTTCAACACAAACAATTTTATCAAGTACAGGCTCTTGGTTAGATAGTGTAAATATAACTAAAGGTTTTAATGGTTTTAATAGAATAGATTTCACTATTAATCCAACATTTAACTCTTTTGCGGTATTCCAAATAAGAACAAACAATCAAGGTAATGGTTCTTTTTACATCTACGGCGCACAATTAGAACAAGGCAGTTACGCTACATCGTATATTCCTACATCTGGAGAAGCAAATGGTGTAACGAGGTTGGCTGATAGTTGTAGTCAAACTGTACCAGATGGTGTTATAGGACAAACAGAGGGTACTATGTATGCTGAATATTACTTTGATGCTACTATTGATAATGCTGGAGGAAGTGATAGGGATATTGTAAGTATCAACGATGGTACATTTA